TTATGGGGAGAAGCACGAAATCAAGGGGATGAGGGTATGATTGCAGTAGGCAATGTTATCATGAATAGGGTTAAAGCGAAATCTTGGTATGGAGATCATATTAAAGGGGTTTGCCTAAAAGCATGGCAGTTTAGCTGTTGGAATGAAGATGATCCTAATCGTGAAAAAATTCTAGCACTTGATTGGTCAGACAATGCTTTTTGCAAAGCTGTAACGCTGTCATATTATTTTACTAAAAATAAAATGGATGACAATACCAATGGTGCTACACACTACCATACAAAATCAATATCTCCCAACTGGGCTGAGGGTAAAACTCCTTGTGCTGAGATTGGAGATCATTTATTTTATAACGATATAGAATAGGAGATACTATGTTAAATATGATTAGCCCAATAGTCGGAAGTTTATTTAAAACTGTCGATAAAGTAATTGATAATAAAGCTGAGGGAGAAAAAATCAAAGCTAAGATTCAAGAAAAACTTCTAGCTGGAGAACTAAAAGAACTAGAGGGTGCGGCTAAGATTATTGAAA